ACCTTGACATTCGCAAGTACCAGGTGATGGCAAGCACTGACATCCGTATCACAGAGGCAGAGGCAGTGATAGAGACACTCCCTGGCATGAGTGAGAGAATTCAGAAGATCATGAAAGATCAGTACCTTACAGAGGTAAGCACCCGAGGCTCCAACGTCTGGGCCTTGGCCTCTGCATTGACCTACTTCAGTAGCCATAACTCTGAGGCGTTCCCTATCAAGGGGTCAGTGGCCAACGACAACATAGCCAAGACACTGCTAGACAGGGCACGGCAGGTTAACACTTGGATGAACAGCGGAGCATTTCAAAACCTTTTAGCCGCTTGACAGCTTTACACAGAGGAGACAGTACGATGAGCAAGCACAAGAAGTACAACTACCAGAGCCACGATGAGGTACCAGAAATTCTGTACGGGTACATGGATAGCATCGTAGATGTTGAGTTCCCTGTCAGGGCCATAGAGATAGAGGACATCAACAAGTTCCTCAACTTTATAGACGAGGGGCCAGGGCTACCTGACGAGGAGCTAGACATACCTGACCCCAGGCAGATGGCACTAGACATATGATGCTAAGCCTGACACTATACTCACCTCTTGAGAACCTTGTGCAAGAGGACATAAAGAAATGGTATCACGCCAGACCTGATATGTCCTTCACCTGGCCTTGCCTGTCACCCTGGGCCAAGAGTAAGTGGACAGGATTATTCTGGAAAGAGAAAGGAATTGACTGATGTTTAGGAAAAGTCTATCACTGTCAGACATCTTTAGAATGACAGACCTGATGAAAGATGTAAGTATTAACAAGTATTCGCAAGAAGAGTACAGACAAATACTTAACGAGATCATGTATATATCTATCACTGATTATGACTCAGAGGAGATACAAAATGAACATCTTTTTTCTCCATCCTGACCCGCTCACAGCGGCAGAGATGCACTGTGACAAGCACTGCGTCAAGATGATACTGGAGACAGCACAGATGCTCTGCACTGCTCACCGTGTGCTAGACGGTGACACCGTGGCAGACCAGGAAGGTATGTACAAGACTGCCCACCTGAACCACCCCTCTACCAAGTGGGTCAGGGGATCACCCCTACAGTACAAGTGGACCTATGACCTGTTCAAGTTTCTCTGTGATGAATACACAAAGAGGTATGACAAGGTACACCTGACAGATAAAAAGTTCAGAGAAATACTGAGCACACCTCCTTTTAATATAAACTATTTGGTCACCGTGAACCCATCCATTTGGGCAGAGTACACACAGCCACCACAGTGTATGCCTGACCAGTACAAGGTACCAGGTGATGCGGTCAAGGCCTACCGGGACTACTACATAGGGGAGAAGGCATCCTTTGCCAAGTGGGCTTACTCACCTACACCTACCTGGTTCACCACGGGTACAACTGCACAGGTGCGACAATATACGGGGTTGACAAGGGGTAATTTTGATGATAGTAGCTATGCTACAGGGGGGATATAGAGAAGATGAGTATGCATGATAAAGATTATGATCCTTCTAAACATCCTATAAAAGAATTATTCTATTGGGCTATATCTCCAATAGGTTGGGTTGTCTTTGTTTTCCTTTTACTCTTGATCTAGAGGACTTAGTATGTTAGAAGATACTGAACAAGACGAAGCACTGGTGACCCACCAGCATTGCCCTTGCGGTAATAGTTCAGACGCCTTTGCGCTGTACCCTGACGGTCACGGGTTCTGCTTCTCTCAGGCTTGTAAGAATGAGAAGAAAAGATTTAGAAGGAATGAACTACCAAAGGAGTTACAAGAGATGCTAGAACAGTACGGAGTAGATGCTCCTGATAAGGAGGAGGGACCAGAAGAGAATAATGCAGAGGACTTTTCTTCTGGTGTCTCTCTTAGCAAGGGTACCTTTACAGATATTACTAAGAGAAAAATATCCAAAGAGACCTGCAAACTATTCAACGTCACTGTCAATGTGCAGGACGGTGCAGAACTAGGCCACTACTACCCCTACTATGACAAGGCCGGTAGCCACGTGGCCAACAAGGTCAGGGGCAGGGCCAAGTCATTCAAGTGGGAAGGATCAGCAAAAGAAACTATTCTCTTTGGTCAACAGGTCTTTGGGTCTTCCACTGCCAGGGCCGTCACCGTGGTGGAGGGTGAGCTAGATGCGCTCTCCACGTACCAGCTGCTAGGCTCACGCTACCCTGTTGTCTCCATCAAGGGCGGGGCAGGGAACGCACTGAAGGACTGCAAGAACAACTACAACTTCCTCAACTCCTTCAAGGAGATCGTCATCTGCTTTGACCGTGACGAAAGCGGTACGCAGGCGGCTAACCAAGTGTCCAAGCTGTTCCCTAATAAGAGCAAGGTGGTCACGCTAGACGAGGGCAAGGACCCTTCCGACTACCTGATGGAGAACCGTTCTGCTGACTTCACCCGGCGCTGGTACGCAGCGGAGCGGTATACGCCTGCCAACATTGTCAGGGGCGAGGACCTCCTGGACCGCCTGCTTAACCAACCCACCCCTGACTCACTAGAACTCCCCTGGGAAGCCCTCCAAGACCTGACCTATGGCATCCGAAAGGGAGAGATGTGGACCATCACCAGTGGGGCTGGCATGGGCAAGACACAGGTGCTCAGAGAGCTTGCCTTCCACATACAACAGCACACCGAGGATAACATTGGACTCCTCTTCCTGGAGGAACCACTGGAGGACGCTGCCAGGGGGATGATGAGCCTCTCCGCTGGTAAGCCACTGCACCTGCCCACCACCGAGTACACCCAGAAGGAATGGGACGACTCCTTCCAGGAGACCCTGGGCACAGGGAGGTACGTGTTCTTTGATTCCTTTGGTTCCAATGACATTGACACCATCATAGACACCATCAAGTATATGTGCCACGCCTGCGGGTGTAAGTATATCTTCCTGGACCACATCTCCATACTGGTCAGTGATCAGAGCGCAGGCGATGAGCGTAAGGCACTAGACGAGATCGCCACCAAGCTCAAGACCTTGACCATTGAGCTAGACATATGGCTAGGCATGGTCAGTCATTCCAAGCGCCCAGCAGGTAAGCCACACGAGGAGGGGGGTCAAACCAGTTTGTCAGAGCTCAGAGGGACAGCCGGAATCGGCCAACTTTCCAACATGGTCATAGGCTTGGAGAGGAATGGACAAGACGCTGACCTGTACCTACGGAACGTCACGCTGATACGTGTACTAAAGAACCGTTTCTCTGGGCTCACCGGACCTGCCTGCTACCTGCACTACGACAGGGACACAGGGCGCTTGACACAGATAGACGACCCTGCTACAGATACTGAGGCAGAGACAGAGGATTTTGACGAGGTACTATGATGCTTGACTTTCCCATATTAGTTTTAGGCCTATACATATTCATTATTGTGGGCATCCTGGTGACGATAGCTTACCTGGAAAAAAGGGAACGGTGACGAATGAAGCGCCTATTCCTAGACATAGAGACAGATGGGTTTAACCCTACCCGCATATGGTGCGTGGGTACAGTAATGGTAGAGGACAACAAGGATGGTACTACAACTGAAACCTCTAAGTTATTCAGCGAGGGAGAAAGAAATCTCTTCACAACTCTTGCGGCACAAGCGGATAAGGTTATTGGGCATAACTCTATTCAGTTTGACTTTCGGATACTTGATCTTCTTTGGGGTATACGTTTTGAACCAGAGCAGATGCTCGACACACTGGTCCTCTCTCAACTTGCAAACCCAGTCAGAGAAGGAGGTCATTCCCTTGAAGCATGGGGTAGGAAGCTCTCTTTCCCAAAGGTAGAGTTTGATCCTTCCCTCTTCTCCCAAGGGTACACGGAGGAGATGGGGCTGTACTGTATGCAGGACATCAAGCTGACCTGTAAGTTATACAAGGTACTGATCAAAGAACTACACAAGTTCAGCGGAGATTCCATCAAGCTAGAGCACCGCATCCGCATGATACTAAGTGAACAGGAACTCAACGGCTTTGCCCTTGACCAGGAGAACGCTTGCATACTGGTGGCAGAACTGAGCGATGAACTGGTGCAGATAAAGGAAGATATGCAGAAGGTGTTCCCTCCCACCAAGGTACAGATGAAGACCAAGGTGAAGTATATTCCCTTCAACCCAGGGTCACGTAAGCAGGTGGGAGAGCGACTGATGGAGAAGGGTTGGGTACCAGTGAAGAAGACTGACCTGGGTACCCCTGTGCTAGACGAGGGCGTGCTCTCTAAGATTGACATGGAAGAGGCACAGATAGTTGGAAGGTACATGATGCTCCAGAAGAGGATCGCACAGATTAACTCTTGGATAGACGCCGTTCACCCCCTGACAGGGAGGGTACACGGTAAGGTACTGACCCTTAGAACTATCACAGGGCGCATGGCGCACGCATCTCCTAACATGGCCCAGGTGCCAGCTGTCTACTCACCCTACGGGGAGGAGTGCAGGAGCCTATGGGTACCATCCAACGCAAGGAAGCAGAATCTTGTGGGAATAGATGCATCCTCCATTGAACTCAGGATGCTGTGCCACTACATGAACGATCCAGAGTACACAGAGATCGTGGTCTCCGGTGACATACACACAGCTAACCAAGAGAGAGCAGGTCTAAGCTCGCGCTCCCAAGCAAAAACATTTATCTATGCATTTCTCTACGGGGCCGGTGCTGCCAAGATAGGGAGCATAGTGGAGGGTAGTGCCCAGGCCGGACAGGCACTGATAGATAATTTTCTAGAGGCTACCCCGGCCCTGAACAGAGAAAGGCAGCGGGTTATCCTACTGGCAGAGAAAGACGGGGTACTCAGGGGCCTCGACGGTAGGCTACTGTGGATCAGGTCACCGCACGCTGCACTTAACACCCTGTTACAGGGAGCCGCAGCAGTGGTGATGAAGAGAGCACTCCTGATCTTTCACAAGGAGTTGGCGGCTTCGCCTTGTGCAGGGAAGGCAAAGTTTGTTGCAAATGTTCACGACGAGTGGCAGTTAGAGGTTGACAAGCCCTTGTCAGATATGGTAGGTACTATGGGAATAGATAGTATCAAGCAAGCAGGAGAATACTACAAATTAAAATGCCCACTGGGAGGCGAGTACAACGTAGGTTCCAACTGGGCAGAGACACACTAAGAACTAAGCAAATCGTAGGAGGTAGCTTTATGATAACACTGATGGTAGTGATGGGCTTATTTGGATTGAATAACCAAGAGTATCTTGACAAGGTAGAAGAGCAAGTGGACAAGGGCTACACCTGGGAGTACCAGGGGTACACTCCTTGGAGCCAGAAGAAGTCTCTCTCTATCCTCATAGAACCACAGTCGGAACCTTTTACAGATGACTTTCCTCCTTACATTTTATTTAAACTTACCAAACCAGAGGAGAACAAGTAGATGGATAAGAATGAGAAGATAAAGATACTGGAGCACAACGTATCTGAGGTGACGACGCAGTTGTATAACTCTTACGCACGGATAGCAGAGCTAACAAAGGAGAAGCAGGCCCTTGAACAACAGCGAGATGACCTGATGCACCACCAGCTATCAGCCAGTGAGATCACCAGCAAAGGAAAAAAAGTATTGACAACCTATGTAGAAGATGCTATGAACCTTAACATCAAAACATTCCAGAATATTCTGGGTAAACTTAAAGGAGCTTGAGACCATGCCAATTGTACAAGGTACAGCTTACTGGGCAAAACTTGATCCAACCTCACCAGCACAGAAGTATCAGACTACTTCTAAGGAAGACACTGAATGGTGCCTTGACCTGGGGCTTGACAAGAAAGCAGTGAAGCTGATAGAGGGCATGAACCCCTCGGCCTCTGTCAAGGACGGTAAGAAGAAGAACCATGCCAGCGGTGGACCGTTCTTTAAGTTCAAGAAGAATGCTTTCACCCGTGACGGTAAGGACCTCCCGGCACCTCGCCTTGTGGATGTACACAAGAAAGATATCTCTGGCACCGCCATTGGTAACGGGAGCACGGTCAATGTTCTCTTCCGAGCCAAGCAGCTGGAAGAAGGACAGTGGGCAGGTAAGAGTGTGTTCTACCTCGACGCTGTACAGGTTCTTGAACTGGTACCTTACGACGGCCCAGCGCAGGAAGACTTCTCCGTTGTTGACAGCGGGTACGTGGGAGAAGAAGATTTCTCTGCGGAGACTACTGAAGACAAAGGTCTCTAGGAGATGACAGGTAGCAAGATTAGTTCTCTTCTGGTGGACATCAACAATCGTTTAGAAGAGGGTACGGGACCAGACAAGGCTAATCTTGCTACCTTTCTGGAAGAAATAAAGGAGGTGATGGAGAACTTTTTTGAAGAAGATGTTAACCGTGACAACAGAGGTAAGCTAAGACTATCAGCTGTTGGAAAGGAGGACAGGAAGCTCTGGTACGATTACCACGGGTACGATAAGGAACCTCTGGGCACAGATACAAGGATCAAGTTCTGCTTTGGTAATCTGCTAGAGGCTTTCGTTCTCCTCCTTGTCAAAGAGGCAGGGCACAAGGTGACAGAGTGTCAGAAAGAAGTGACAGTGGGTAGTGTCAAGGGTCACATAGACTGTCTGATAGACGGGGAGTTAGTAGATGTTAAGTCTGCCTCACCGTATGGGTTTAAAAAGTTTAAGGACGGGAGCATTCTCAAGGGTGACGATCCCTTTGGTTACATGTACCAGCTAAGTTCCTACGGTAAAGCATTGAAGAAAAAGATAGGGTACTTCCTCTCCATTGACAAGAGCGGAGGTGGTCTCAACCTACTAGAGGTACCACTGGACAGGGTGGACCCGGTGCAAAGAATAGGGTACCTGAAAGAGATCATGCCCCATGAACTACCACCTTCCAGGTGCTACTCAGAGGTAACAGAGTCATCAGGTAATAGAAAGCTAGGCTTCAACTGTAAGTACTGCGACTTCAAGTCAAAGTGTTGGGAAGATTCTAACAATGGTCAAGGTCTCAGGAAGTATAACTATGCCAGAGGACCTGAGTACTTCACGCATGTACAGAGGGAACCCAGAGTAGAGGAGGATTTCTTTTGAGCGCCGCACCTAGACCTGACCAGTCTATCATCAGGTCTTACCAAGAGTGTAAGTTCTGTTCTTCTCACAATGGTTTTGTCTTCTATGATAGCCACGGTTACTGTTACACTTGTAATGAGATTTGGTTTGGAGAAGACTACGACCAAGCACTGGAGGACATGAACGAAATGCACTGGACTTTTAGAGATGACAAGACACGGGTCTCTGACCCAGAGGAATACTTTGGTTTTGTTTACCTGATCACCAACAAGAAGAACCAGAGGAAGTACGTGGGGTGTAAGCAGTACTGGCAGATGCGTCATAGGAAAAGGTACAAGCCTTCCAACTGGAAAGTATACACCTCTTCCTCCAAGGAACTGTGCGCTGACATAGAGAAGATCGGGAAGAGAAACTTTAAGTTTGAGATCATACAAGAGTACACGACCAAGCGAGGCCTGCACTACTACGAGCAGTACTACCAGATGAAGCACCATGTGCTCACCGCTGTGCTAGAGGGAACAGACCAGAAGGAATACTATAACAAGAACGTAGGCGGTATTAGATTTTATTGTCCTGTGGAAGTGTATGAAGACCCTGAGTACATAAAGAAAAGGAGTGAAGCTAATAAAGCTATGTGGGCTGATCCTGAGCACAGAAAGAAAATGAGTAAATTTTCTTTAGATAGGTGGGCTGATCCTGAGTATAAAGAAAACCAAAGTAAAAGAATGAAAAAGCAGTGGAAAGACCCTGAGTTTAAAAAGAAAAGAATGAAATATCTGGAGACTGGGGAGAAGGGAGGACCTTACAGAATTACTTTTGACACAGGTGAAAGTATAATTGTTCCTAACAATATTAGTAAGTGGGCAAAAAGTAACGGGTATAATCAAGGTTGTGTCTCAGAATTGTTAATCGGAAAACCTAAGTTTGATAAAAGATATGGTAAAGCTTATAAAGCTACTAGACACAAGGACATAGTAAAGGTAGAAAGAATAGGAGAAAATCCCAGTGACATGGGGGAATAGCTACGAAGGCTCCTCTTTTGCCATTGAGTCTGTACTTGATGAAGGGGTCCACGA